TAGGCATTTTAGCAACCTGTGCTAGGTTAGCTGCAATCTGAGTAAATTTATCATATCCTTTTTCATTAGCTCTATCAAAGTATTCAAAACTAGACATATATTGCCAATCATCAACAACAAGTGTGGTTATATGTGGCATTTTATCATTAACATGTTGCATTGCTTTAATTATACCTGGTGCTGTAGATGCTGATGTCATATTACCTTTAGGATTATCCTTAGATATATTACTATAGTCTTTCTTCCAACCTTTAAACGGTAGAGGCTTGTTTGCTATGTTAATTATAAATGTTTCTTTAGGATCTAATGTCCTAATTGATGTAGACTTTCCAGTCCCTGAGTCAGCTATGACTAATACGCTTTGTGCCATTCTATTTTAATTTTTGATTAATACTTAGTAATGCTTTTTCTATTCCTTTGAGTACGTTAACTATATCCCTTTCATCAGGATCTGTTAAATTTATTTCACCTTTATGGTCTATACCTTCTTCCATAGCAGTTTGTTTATCTTGATTTCTACTGACTACATCATTGATTACCTTTAGTTCACCTACTGGTACCATATGTCTTTGAAATCCTGAGTTACTTGTAATTAATTCATACTCTTCTTTCCAGTGAGGATTATACTTAAGTAAGTATAGTGTTCTCTTAGGATCTTCTGATTCATAATCAATACTTACAAACTCTGTATATATGTCTGTGTTATTTTCTAATTCACTAGGAAAGAATGTAACATGTAGTTCATCCTTGCCAGCTGGCCTGTATGCCATCTTAGGTATATATGCTGGTTTATCTATTTTAGATACCATAAAATAATCACTATGTTCTTCAAGTAGTTCTAGTACTTTAGCTTTACGTTCTTCTGGTGTCATCTTTTTTTTTGTATTTAAACTCATCTTCTTTCTTGTTGAGGAGGTGTGTCCATCTCCATGATTTGCATACTCTCAAAGGCAGCTTTAAAGAAACTCATACGGGCATCCCCATTTCTTGCTTTAAGAAAATGTAATACTAATGTTTTTTCATCTTCTATTATATATCTATCAGGTCCATATAACCTAATCTTTTGTTTAGCTGGCCGGTTAAGACCAACTAAAGTATCAGCATGTTGTAACATTGCATCTGATCCAAATATGTCTGACTCAAGTACATAGTTACCATACTTCCCATCAATTGCTCTATCCGGGTTATCTATATTTCTATTAAGTTGTGACAATGCAATGAACATGCAAGGATACTCACGCTTAACTTGTGTAAAGAATTCACCTAATTCAAATAACATATCTAATCTATTGTTCTGATAGGGTGCTCTCTTAACTAGTATGGTATGATCTAAAGTTATAATAGTTTTCTTTCCTTTATGTAGTTCCATATATGCATCTACTTGTTCTCTCATTTGATTGACAGTCATTGGTGTAGATATAATATCAACAGGACTTTTGATTCTTTCCTTAGCATGATCATGACATATATTAAATGTACTATCAGTTAGAACACTACCTGCACTGCACAGTTGCTTATATGTTTGTCCTGTAATAGAACTAAACTCTCTTATTGCTGAGGTTCTACCAACCATTTCAAATTGGAATTCTAATACTCTAAAGTCATCAGCTGGATTTAGCACGAAAGCTTCTCTAATTATTTGATCTTTTATTAAAGTCTTACCTGAACCTGGTCTTCCACCTATTACTGTTAGTGTATTCCATTCTAATCCGTCTGTCACAGCATCATTAAACTTAGGCCATGGTGTATATATTGATTTCTCTTTACCTGATTGTCTATCAAGCATATATCTAAGTGCTTCTTGGAAGGCTTTATGTTGTCCTTCCCATGCATTTTTATTCATACTATTTTTTCTTTAAAGTGTGTTATATCCTCATCCAATCCTTCTTTCAACATATCACAACAATCAGCTAACTCAGATAGCTTAACTCTAGAGGAGTCAGATTTTGCTATAAAGTACTGGCTTGTTTTCATGTATAAATAATCTGTTACTTCATACTGGTCTATATATCTATTAGTAGCTTTGAATATTTCATCCCATGTATAATCATAGTTTTCAAAGAACCATTTAAAATTATTTGTTAGAGTTCTAACATTAGTTCTTGCAGGCTTACCACTAGGTAGTTTCTTTGCAGGCCATAGCTCTCTCCATTCTTCAACTTTTTTATTATAATCCTTTCCCATTAAGATAGAGTTTGTCTTCTTTTTTCCTTTGATAAAGTAATTATTATATTTAATCTTTAACATTTTGCCATCATCTGATAGCTCACAACCTGTTTCAAGGTCTTCATTCATTATAATATATCCTTCTCTTTTTAATCCTTTTATTTCTAAGTGTGGATTTATTTGTGGAAAGCTTATTGATTCATCTATTGCAAATAACAATAGTAATTGGTTTGGAGTTATTCTATCTTTAATAATCTCCTGTAATAGTTCTAGCATTTATATGTTTTTTTTGGGTTTACAAATATAGTAAAAACTATCCTTTTATTCTAAATATTTTGTATCTTTGTACTATAAATAATACAGTTATGAGTAAAGAAAATAGAAAAGCTACTAATGAAGATTTCATTAATATTACTGATGAAAATGCATCAAAGACATTAGTAGATCAAATGAAAAAGATTAATGGATTACCTGATGATTGTTTTACTTCATTAGCACAAGATGATGAAGTAACTGTACCAATCAGTGGTAGATTTTTAGGTGTATTAAGACAACAAATGGCTTACCTGTTAGAATCAGAAGAGAGTTATACATGTCTTACTGCTTTAACTAGAATTAAAGAAAACTTTAGAGATAAGAATAATAACCCTGTTCCAAATATAACTCTGTTTGAGCAAGCTTTATGGGCTAATATGACAATGATCTCTGGTATCTCAGCTGCCGCAGTTCAACAACAAAAAGCTACAGTATATGATAAGAATCAATTCTTTCATTCTGTTGATCAATGTATGAAAAATGGTACAGGTGATCCTGATGAGTTACAACCTCTTGATGAAGCAGAATTAGCTTCACGTATGGGTATGACTGTAGATGCAGATGGTAACCTTCATCTTGATAAAGATTATCTAAAGAAAACAGGTAAAGATGCTCATAATTGGGGTAATTCAGAGGTTGATATAGCCATGAAAAGAAAATTCAGTGAAACATCAGAATCTATAAAGGCTAACCCAGATGTATTAGATGGCTCTAAGAGTGCTAAAGGTCAATCTACCCGTAAAGAGAACATTAGAGCTGAGAAGAAGAGAAAAGAGGATCTAGACTAACGCAAGTTAGATCCATTAAAATCCCCTATAGTTAAGATAGCTTGTATTACTGAGTTTAACTCTTCAGTATCACAATCAGCAAATGATTTAGTAATCATTGCTTGATCTTTAATTATTTCCTTAAGTGTTATAGGATCCTCACCAATATCATTAGCCAGTTGCCGGATCATAGCATGAATCTTAGCTAACTGAGCATTACTACCCTTCATCCCTATAGTATTAGCAAAGACTTCTATTTTTGTGCCTTCAGGAAGATCCTTAATGATTTCATCAAGCAGCGCTTCCTTGGCCTTTATTGTGTGTTGTAGTTTCCCATCCCGTTTGATCAGGGTTGTGTTGAATATCTTTTTCATATATTTTTATTATGTTTGTACCTGGTTGTTCATCCCCAGGATCAGAGAGCACGATGATAGTGATCATGATTTGTTATCTCTAATTATTGTATATATGCAATGTAGAATGCAGAAAAATATAAGAGTTACAAATGTAAAACCAAAGTAAGCTGCTATAGTATTCATATTATTTATATCTAACTGTTTCAGCATCTACAAGCACAAATGTTTGACCACATCCAGGTGCATAACAAACTATATCTGTTGAGGAATTAAACATTAACTTCTCTTTCATACAGTTGGGACATTGTATGTCCATTTCTATTGGTTCTTGAGGTATTCCAAACTCCATTTCGTACATTTCTTTCTCTACCATTTGCATGTAGATTTCTTTCATTTTTCCCATAATTATATTTTATTTTTGAGTGTTCATGTGACATCATGAATATACAATATGCATATACTCCTGTGCCAACTAATACTATTACCATTTATTATTTATTTTTGATTACGCAGGGGTGAACAAGTGTATTAACAATATGGCAAAAGCGCCTTTATGTCCACCCCCTTGTAATACTTGTTAGTCCTTATTATATTTAGAACCAGTTCTATTATCTATATCTTTCTCTATCTGACTAGCACAATACATTCCTGTTGCTATACCTGCTATATATAAAAATAATGCTGCTATTATCCACAATGCTTCCATAATTTAATTATTTAAAGGGTTATAAAATTCTATCTTACTTTGGTCAAATCCAGATAACGCACTGGTTACCCACTTCTCATCAACAGTATCCTTGTAACATAGTACATGACACGTTGCTGTCTCAGAAGGATTTAGCCTTAACAGTCTACCAATTCTTTGGGCAGTCTTTCTTTCATTACCATATGCATGCATAATAATACCTTGCTTAAGGCCCGGTATACTAACACCTTCACTTAATTGTAATACACATGATAACTTATCTATTCTACCATCACTAAATAGTTCAAGGTTCTCTTCTGAACTCTTATTCTTAGAATGATAACTATGCTTACACATTAGATCAGCTTGCTTCTGAGTGTTAGCAAATACAATACACTTCTGACCCATATGCTTTAACATACCCTTGGCATAGTGCTCCTTAGTAGGATAGTTCATCATAGATTTCATACGTAGTATACCAAAGAACTTCTTCTTCTTCATAGTATCTGCTTGTTCTAATCTATTAGTACTATAGTTATAATCATCTACTTCAGATGTATACCATTTACTACCGGTCTTCTTATTGTTCTTCTCTAAAGACTTCCCGCTTGATAGGCGTAGATGGTGTATAATAATTTTATATTGATTAAGTATCTTAGTATCAGATGCTTGGTCAACACTGAACTCATACTTCATAGGACAGTACTTACTGACCATTCTATATTTCTCAGTACCTTTTCTTTTAGGTGGTGTACCTGTTAGACCTAGTATCTTTCCTTTGAATTGCCCAAGGAATTCCTCATGGTTATCTAGAAGACTGTGGCATTCATCTAAGTATACTATATCATAGTCATTGGGATTATGCTTATTGATGCTGAGATAGGTAGTATAAGTAATATGTTTACCCATACCTTCCATACTAGTCTTAACCATTTCATCATCCCATGATTTGAATATAGATTTCTTAGGTGCTACAACCAGGTAGGTAACCATAGGATTATAATTCTTAACCATATGTTGTAAACCTATTCTAGTTTTACCAACACCCATAGATATACCGAGGCCACATCTTCTATTGCTATTAGCAATGTCTAATGCTTCTTGTTGTACATCATCTTTACTCATAAGTTATGCTTTCTATCATCACCTTCAGGAAGTTTTGATCTTTCATGATCTGTCATAGACTTTACAGGAATTTTACTTTTCAGATATTTAGCTGTACCATAACAATGTACAAGTTGCTGTAACAATTGCTCCTTAGTAAGCTTTAATATATCTATAGGAAAAGGGAAGTATGTCTTAACATCACTACAATATGGTGCCCACTCTCTCATTTCTCCTATTTCTTTACCAATCTTATCTGCAACTTCCATAGATGCTTTGAATGTTTTGGTATTCTCTATTGCTCTGAGTTCTTGTATGTCTTCTTCTTCTTGCTTCAACTCAGATGCTTTTCTAAGTTTTAATTTCTTTAGTATGCTTTTAGGTATATCCATTATAATTCTTCTTTATTAATATTATATTCTTTGATTAATGATTTTAATTTTCTTTTAAGTATACCTTGATGTACATGAGGCTTATCAAATATTGGATTTGAAAATGTATTACATGAGTTGTTATCATGTTTACTTAATGTTCTTTTAATGTTCTTACATATGTCTAATGCTTGTTCTCTTGCCATATTATTATCATTTAGTTTTTAATTTAGTTCTAATAGTATTTCTCTTAGACATTAATTGAGAAGTTTTCTCTTCATCATTCTTACATCTCTTTAAACCTTTATCTATTTTGTTTAATTCATTTAAGAGATCTAACTTCATTTTATTTTTACCATTTCTATTACTCATCTTATTTATTTCTTTTTAGTAGTTCAGTTCTTTGAGCACCAAATGCTTTGGTTCTCTTGTCTATATATTTGTATACTTTCTTTTTCTCATACTGTTTTGTTATGGCATCCTTAGTAATACTAGACATACCCCAACCAAACTGCATAGCAAATGAATTATACTCCTTTGTCTCTTTATTATATCCTTCCACATTAACTTCTTTTAATTGAGTACCCTAGTTCTATTGCTTCAGTTGGATGTGTCTCAATCCAGTCATGACATGCTCTACATACAGATAACCAAGTGGTTGGATCATTATGGTACTTACCTCTTCCCTTCTTGTGATGTATATCTGATGCAAATAGTGAACAAGTGTTTAAACGTGCACAGCACATTGGATACTTCTCTAAGTATTGTTTTCTTAGTGCAGTATAAACTGTGTCAAGAGCATTCATCTTAGAAGACTTATGTCTAATTGGTTTTTTAGATGGTTTAAGTGGTGTACTTTTAATAGGCTTAGTTGGGACCTTAGTTAGCCAACATGCCTTACAATATTTATACCTACCGTCAGACTTCCAGATGAATTGCTCTTTATCACAGCCAACACACAATTTGCGTTTTGCTTTCATTATAATCTATAATAGTTATTAGGAAGTAATCCTTCAGATATAAACTTAACTATAAGATCTTCATATGTTATACCTAATGTCTTAAGTTTCATATTATTAATAAAATTATCATCTGTTTCATTTACATCTGTATTAACTAAATCTTTTGCTAGCTTGCTGGAGGTAAAGATACTTAAAATTTCATTAGCTCTCTTATTACATATGACTTGTTTCCAACTATTTATAACTCTTTGAGCTCTTCTCCATACTTTCTTTACTCTTCTTTTCTTATCCCAATGCATCTTTGTTACTTCTTCAGGAGTATATACATTTAATCCATGTAATACTCTCTTAAATAGAAAGTGTTGGTGTTGACTTAGTTCACTGTATACTACAGTTTGTACTAAATCTTTACTTATGGTTTGATAATCACTAAGTATCCCTAGGTATTGTAATTTATTTATTCTGTTTTGTCTTGTTATTTTTTTGACTTGGTCTTGCGTGAGCATAATTAATTTTTTTATGAGTGAGTTAAATTGTTCCTTATTATATTTGTTGTGAAAAAGTTGAGAGGTGAGTTGAACCTGACCGATAGCCAGAAAATTCTGTTTAGCATACTATCTATGTGTAGCAACCCTTGGCATAGGATTTAACTACTGTAATACCCACCTCTCTTCTTTAATTGTTATAGATCAAATGAAGTTGGTTCTTCTACTTCTTCTTCAATCTCTACTTCTTCTGCTTCTTCTTCTAAGAAATCTGCAACTGCTACAGTTTTTGTTTCAGTTGTATCTCCATCCTCTTCATTATGATTTTCTTCCTCTACTTCAGCAATTGAATCTTCTAAATCCACCTGAGCTGGATCTACTTCATCATTAGATTTAAAGAATGCTTCACCACTTACCATAGAAGTCTTGTCATCAGTTTCTATATCATCAGTTGATGCAGCTAAACTATTTGCTTCTCTGATTTCATCACCATTAGTATGTGCTATTAATGTATCTACTCTAGCACAACTTGCATCATACTCAGTAACTCTATAAATAGGTTGATCATCTACACGACATATTACACCAGTATCTCCAGCATATTTAATATCTCTGTCATTACCATTAAAACTTTCTGTTATAACTATTTGTCCTGGTAAATACTTCATCTTACTTATACCTAGATCTTTAAGATCATCAAGTTTACCATGTAGTAATGTACTCATGTTTCTTTTACGTACCCATCCTGATGGAGCTATCCATATTTTTTCCTGCACTAATCTTACATGTGCATACTCCGGGTTGTTGGCAGATACACGGATTTTGTTACCGTTATCATCTGCAATGATTTGAATTTGTTGTTCTTTCTTTGCCATAATTAATTTTTAGCTAAGTTAATAAAAGGGTTAATAAAAAAGAGGACATACTATACCTAAGTATAATAGTCCTCTATATTGTATAAAGAAGAGAAGGTGTTACCTAATCTTCATCTTTGTTGTGAAAATATTTGTCATCAAGCTTAACCTTAGTAGGTATACTAGTAAGGTCATGCTCATCATTCTGTTCTTTTGGTTGAGCAGGTGCTCTACCTGTTCCTTTATATGCATTATAAAAAGGATTGTTAATCTCCATACTGTTATGAAAGCTTAATCCCTCAAGCTCATTTAACTCCTCATCAGACATATCAAGATATTGTTCAATTGAGAGTTCTATAGTTCTTCCACATCTAAGTTGATATAACATGGTGCAAATATATAGAACATTTACCTGATATAATGTTAGATATATATTATTAATTACACTGAGTCAAATTAAATAGGAGATATATAGCTATCCTGATTGAAGGTTAATATACTTATCTTTGAAATATGTGTTGGTTGGTACACAATTGAGATGTTTTATCTGATTTGATGGGATAGAGGAGCTGATGATAGTGAATTCATTATCTACATATCCTATTGCGTCCACCTTCATCTTGCTACAATATGAATCAAAGTCTTCACTATACTGATCTGATCCAGTAATAATACCTACCATCTCTCCTTGAGCATGTAGTTTAGTATCAGTTAATGTAGTTAAATCTCCATATTGAGTTATGTCATAACGCTCTGGTTTAAATGTAATGACATCATTAAGAAATAATGGTTCATATATATTCATTTCATCTAATAACATTTGTAATAGTATACCCTTGTCTGAATCAGTAAGTTTACAACTAATCAAATCAATGATATGATTTATATTAATATGTTTCTTAATGTTATTCTTTAATGCATTATGTAAGACACTATCTGGTAGTTCTATCATTTCTTATATCTTTTTTCTAGTTCATTACAGCTAACGTCTAATAGTTTGATAAGCTCCACCTTATAATCACCACACGGTTCATCAATCAACTTCCTAATGTTATTTAATACTTTAACTAATCTTAAGCTAACGAATTGTGTCTGGTCTTCTATCTTAGTCATCTCTACTACTTGTTCTTTCAAACCATCTTCCATCTTACATATAAGCTTAGGAAGATTTATATCTTTATCAGCTATATATCCTCTAACTAACTTATCATGTAATACTACCATTGGTTTAATACTTGGTGGAACATTTGAATCATCTATAAATTGAAAATCTTTTGTCATAATACTTGTTTTAGTTTAATAAAAAGAATAAAAGGAGAGAACCGTAGTCCTCTCCCAATATCCACTCACTCAAGAATGATCACTCATTCTTCCCATAATCCATAATCTTTAACGAATTTATACTCTTCAGGAGTTATTTTATCACCATCCAATGCTCTATTAACTATAGACATTGCATAGTTATATTCTTGTACTGCTATATATATTTCTTCATCACTCATAATCAATTGTTGCTAAATATAACACCAATCATAACGAATGGTAATGCTATTCCTATTAGTAAACCTTGATTATCTCTGTCCCATATGATTGTTAGACCAAACATTGGTACTCTTTCTATTACTATTTTCATCTTCTTTTTTCTTTAATTTATTAAATTTCTTAGTATGATTTATTGTACTCATATCTACCCATATTCTAGGCTTTGGATATATTTTACATCTCCAATTAGATTCTGGTTTACTAACAGTATGCATCTCATTATTCTGTAAGAGAGTATCAATGATATGTTGATGCTTATTCATCTTCTTTATATTTAAAATAGTATACTTCTTCTCTACCCCAAGGATAGTTAATTATTGTAGTATCTACTGACTCATACTGTATAGTATCTAGAGTATACCATCTTATTCCATCCTCCTCAATAACTTCTACAGTATCTATTTTATATTGTATCTCTTGGTAATAATGTAATGACACATTAAACCTGTTAGGATCTGATGGATGGTATAGTGTATCCATTACCCATCCATCAGTATGTTTTATACATGTACTATCTTTATCATACGATAGAAATTCATATGTTGCATATAATATCATGATACATGCGGTTATTCCTATTATTCTCTTCATCTTTTTTGTTCTATTAAAACAGATAGACCTGCGATTGATATGAATCCTAAGATTAAAGAAGCTACTAATGCTATAGATGCATTAAGAACTGATTCATTCCAGAAGTTTAATAATAGTCCTATTAGTGTGAATGCTGATATTAGTACTAGTGCTGATAATACAGTAATGAGTACTGATTGATAAATTGTTTTCATGATATTTTATTTTATGAGTGAGTTAATAATTTTTGATGTTGCTGGTACTATGTATGCTTATTCTCTATAGAGAGAGACAAGAAGTATAGTATCACACGTAGTTGATGTCATAGTGACGTACTACTACTTATGATAGCTATATCCTTTATATGTACCATTGTGATACACATGTGGTATAAAGTGGGTATATGTGGGTAATGTGATGTCCTACTCACAAAGTGACACACTTTAATGTAAAAAACCAAAGACAGGAGAAGGTTTAGGTATAGTTTAATCAAAAACATACTGAGTGACCCTCAATCTTGAGTGAGTTGGTATATATTAAGCGTGATAGTGATGTAGTTATGCTATCAGAGAGTGAGACAGAGAGAGAACAACCTTAGTTCTCCCTTTGCAGGTTTATCCTGCGTAACCCCAGTTGAGGTTAGACATCTCCTTACCAGTCTTCTGGTTCATTACTGGTGAGTCAGAGATTGTGATTGCGTGAGCATCACCAACCTTTGGGTAGTCAGCAGGCTTCATCTTGGTGCAGTCTAACTGTACGAAGTACTGTTGGCCAAAGTTGTGAAACTTGCTGCGCCCAATTACGGTAGCGCCGCCTAGCTTAAAGTTAACACTGTTGTCACCCTCTGTTTGGTTGACTTGTTCAGCTGTGCAAGGCTCTGCAGTGAATACTACTGCCTTCTTAGATGCTGTCATCTTTTTGAAATAAACTGTTGTTGTTTGTAACATAATTTTTAATTTAAAAATGTGAATTAATTAGGTGCTCTCACAAAGTGTGGGGGTACACCCGGACTAGAAAAAGTGGGGGAGCCAATTGGCTAGGACCTCTCACTTATGCCATGCATACAACTTTTATAAAAACCATGGGGTATGAACCCACGGGTGTCCCCAGTTTAGTAAATGGTGGGGGGATGCTTTGGTTAGGTTCTCAAATTTTAGTATATTATAGTATGGGTAAAACTTTTAATGCAACAGTGGATTGGTTGGGGATGGTAGATAACGGTGGTGTGTTGCCGGGTCAAGACGTAGATCCTTCCGTTAACGGGGAGAAAGCACAACCAGGAACAGAACTATCTATGTGTAGTAATGGAGAATGGAATGGGCAATCTGTTAAAACAGGTTGTGGATATAGAGACTCGGCACATAATTTATATGGATCTGCAGGTATGACTTTAGGTGATATAAGTGATAAAGGTATGTCTGGATCAGCTAGGGCAGGTTTAGGTTATAGTACACATGTTCCTTATTCACCTTTAACAGGTCATTTAGGATTAAGTGGAGGAACAAGATTTAAGATGGATGAAAATGATACAGAGTTTAATCCTATAGTTGATGCTACAGGATCAATTGGTATGGAAGGAGAATTTGGCGGTAATTCGTATAATTGGAGAGAACCGTGGAAATACGGAGCTGGTATTTATGGAAAACACGATTTAACTGGAGGTACTGGGACTACTGCTGGTTTGTACGGTAATGTAGGATTATTTTCTGGTAAGGTAGGTTATAATGCAAAGACAGGTCCAGAAGCTACTATAGGATTTGGATTACCTATTAGACAAGAAGGTGGTGAGAGAGAAAGATTTATAAACTTCATTAAAGATAATGAAGGTGGTCATGACTATATAAGAAATAAAAACTCTGCAGTTAAAAAGATGGGTGAGGATGGTGAATGGGATGGTGAATCTTATTACAAAATCTTTGAAGAAGATACACAAACATATTATCCATATTTTATTGATGATGAAGGAGGAGCAACAATAGGTCATGGTCATCATAACGATGATGTTTATGAAACGTATAAAGACGGTATTACTATTGGGAGAGCTGAAGAATTATTAAATTCTGATGTAGATAATAAGATGAGTGATACAGAAATATGGTGGACTAGTAAGTATGGTGATGGAGAATGGGATAAACTAGATGAGAGCACACAGTATATGTTAGGTGATATTGCATATAATGTAGGGCATATTCGTGAATATCCAATATTTGCTAACGCAATAAAAAAAGGAGATTTTGAAACGGCAGAAAATAATTATTTAAGATATAAATCTACAGATGGTCCACTTTTAGGTAGAAATAAACCGTTTATGGCAGAATATCTCAAACCATGGATGGATGTTCAAAAAGAAAGTATAGCAATAGCACCCCCTCTTAATGAGATGCCATTACCTATTGGAGTTTATCCAACAGATAATGAAGGAGTTGAGCAAACAATGACACCTAATAAAACTTCTCCACTTAATTTTCAAATCCCACAGGCAGTACAAGATAATACAAGAACAGGTACTAATGTATTTGGAGGATGGAGAGATGGGGGTCAGATACCAAAATTCCAAGATGTAAATAGTGAGG